TGGGTCAACTATCGATGACTCATCAGCATATAGGTCTAACGCGAGCGACGCTTCGCCAACTTCATCCATCTGGTCATAATCTTTGTATCGCTCAAGTCTATTTATTTGAAGATTGGTCTGGTCTAGAAGTGCTTGCTGCTGATTGAAGTCTAGAAATTGATTGCCAGAAATTAACTTATCTATAGAAGGCTGGTCTTGAAGCAGGCGGTCCTGCTGATATATACCAGCAGATCTAGTAAACCCTCTAATTCTATCAAATAGTTGCCAAGCCATTAGCTTCTCTTAATATTTCCAATTGTAAAATACAATTATGGCGCTTCTTCGTCAAACTTTCCAAGGTACTTATCCAAATCTTTCGGCGAAACAGGCGATTCGCTTTGAGATATTCCAGGATGGTTCTTCGAAGCAGATACAATTTTAGCAATAGAATCAAGCACTCTTATGGCGTTGCTGGAAATACTGGCTTTTGTTGACAAGAGAGAAGATATGCCCTCAACATAATAACTCTTGGGGTCACTTTGCAATTCTTTCTCTAAATAATCAACAAAATTTTGTATCTTGTCTCTGTCTTCCTGGAACGAATATAGCAAATCTCTCTTAATCGAGTCGAAATCATCCAATACTCTCTGAAGTTCTGACGGACCGCTGTCATCTGCAGTCGAATCAGAATCGCTAGTGGCCTCGATAGTTTCGACTTCTTTTTTGGGTTTAGACTTGACTTCTTCACCCGACTCCTCTTCTTCCACAGAATCGAGTATGTCCATCAAATCATCATCTAATTCCAAATCTTTTTCGGGATCTTTTTCTGGCATACAGACTCTCCTATACAAAAATTTGATAGAAAATATACTATAGTAACAAGTATATGGAGAAATTATGTCAGACGCAGATAAACTAAAAATACTGATTGGTAGATGTAAGAAATCAGTATCATACTTTATACAGACATTCTGCAAGATCAAACACCCGAGCATTGGATTGCTCGACTTCCAATTATTTAGTTATCAAAAAAGGTGTCTCGAAGATTTTAGGAATCACCAATTCAATATTTTTAAAAAATGTAGACAAACGGGCGTCTCTACGCTTACTGGGGCATATTGTTTATGGTTTGCTATGTTCCATAGCAATAAGACAATACTAATAGTCTCCAAAAGAGATCTCGAAGCTAAAGAATTCTTAAATAGAAACGTAAAATTTGTATATAATAATCTCCCAGATTGGATGAAGCAGATATGGCAGACTCCAATCGATAACGAGCATCAGTTCGGATTCACCAATGGATCTACTATACGATCTCTGACATCGTCGCCAGATACACTTAGATCATACGCCTCATCATTGAATATCATCGACGAGGCAGCGTTCATGCCGCACATGGAAGCGATGTGGGCTGCCGGTAGGTCTACTCTCATGCATGGTGGTGCTCTGATAGTCATATCATGTGTTCCTAAGGGCACATATGTAGTAACTGATCAAGGTCCAACGCTAGTCGATAATTTTATAAACGACAAACAATCTGGCACATATGCTGTTCCCAAATACAACGTTTTGGGTCGTAATAAATTAAGAGAAGGTGGTTTTTTCTACAACAGCGGAGTGGCAGATACAAAAAAGTTGACAACACGATATGGCGAAATTGAAGGGTCGCTAGCACATCAAATGTATGCCTATAAACAAAACAAAGGATTTGGGTGGTATGCATTGTCTGAATTAGAGATAGGCGATTGGTTATCGACACAATATGGCATGAACTGCTGGGGTGACAACACTAGCATAACTGGATTTGACCCATCAACAAACGTTAAGTACCCATTTAACCCAGCCAAAATCACACCAGATTTGGCTTATTTATTCGGCCTGTATATTGCCGAGGGGTCTGTATATAGTTCCAAAAATTGCAATAGCCACAAGATTACCATAACCTGCGGCGATGATATATCTCGCGTTCTTGACAGACTAAAATTGCCGTGGACAAATACTGATGGAATCCATTGGCAAATTTTTTCCACTAATTTGTGGGAACTAATGTTGCATTTAGGATTTGAACATACCAATGCGCCGAATAAGCGAATACCAAACAGATTGATGCAATGCAGCAAACAAATCATCGCATCACTACTGTCTGGAATGTATGACGGAGATGGCCACAGCAGAAAACGCGATGGGCTAGTTGGATATACAACAACATCGGCCGATCTAGCCAAACAAATACGTATCATATTAAACAACTTCGGGGTAATTACAACACAACGCATAAGAACAGCGGAATCAGCAAATGAATATATTAAGAACAATAAAAAGACCAAGGTATCACAGCACAATCATGATACCTATATTATAGAATGCAGTAAATATTATTCATCAATCTTTTTTGATGAAATAAAATTTGGATTTGATAGAAAACAAAAAAACCGATCGCTGTGCGAAGGCACAAGAAGTGGCACTAGTTATGATATCATACCAAACGGGCACAAAATATGTAAAGAAATATTTGATGATTTGCCATTTGGTACTTGGACACTAAAACACAAATATGGGTTAAATTTGAATGTCGTATTGAGCAATAAGGCTCGACACAAGAAAAATGTAAGCAGAAAGGTACTTTTAAAACTGTTAAATGTTGCTTCTCAAAACAATATTGACGTTTCTAAATATGGTGATTATATAAACGACAAAATAATTTGGTCTAAAATAGAATCTGTAGATTATTCAAATAAAGAAGTCTATGATTTCTCGCTACCGGACAACAACGAAGACAAGTGGGCACATTCAGTATCTTATAATGGATTTATAGGTCACCAGACTCCAAATGGCCTTGGCAACTGGTACTGGAGCACATGGACTGACGCAAAGAAAGATTTGAATAACTTTAATGCCATCGAAATAAATTGGTGGGATATGGATTGGGCGCTTGAATGGAAAGATGACGTAAGCGGAGAGCAAAAAAGGCTTGCTCCAATAGACGACATTGAAAAATGCCGCGATAAAGCAAGAATAGAAAAATACGGACCATATTGGTCGCCTTGGCTTGAAGGCGAATACCGTGACATGCAACAGAAGGGTGAATCTCACCTATTCAGGCAAGAAATTCTCGCTGAGTTTATAGGCAGCGGCAGTACAGTCCTTAGCCCAACCGCGATAGCTAGAGTGATGAAAATGGTGGATGAATCGTTTCTACCTGAAATTCCTGCCGATATTGTTGAGTATATACATCCGCAAACGGGCAACAAAGAACACCTAGAGTTTAGAGGAAACACAGCAGATGAAGGTCTAAGAATCTGGAGAAAACCAGTAAAACCAGATAAATCTGTCCTGAAAAACGGCAAACTAGTAAGCGACAACCCAGGACACACTTATGTAATGGGAGTCGATATTGCAACCGGCAAGAACCAAGACTTTTCAGCGATACAGATATTCGACGTAGACACGATGGAACAAGTTGCTGAATACTTGGGTAAGGTCAGACCAGACACATTCTCTAAAATAGTCGATTATTTAGGAAGATGGTACAATAATGCATTAGCATGCATAGAACGTACTGGCATAGGTGACAGCTTTATAGACGACATGCAAGATCTGCTTTATCCATCTCTATGGAGGAAAAAGAGGCATAATACAAACCAGCTAGGCCCAATAGGATTTGCAACTAGCCAATCTGGCAAAGCAACATTAAACAAGATGTTGAAAATCTGCATATCAGAAAATGAAGGTGACGGATATTATATAAGAAGTGAAAGACTGTTAGATCAATTAGTGATTTACGTCAAAGAACGAAATAGACTAGGATTCGAGACCGGTAAAACTGGGGCGCAAAAAGGTCGAGGTAATCACGACGACCTCGTTATGGCCGCAGCTCTAGCCTTCGTAGCCATTAATGATGCTGTAGCAGAAGATGCAGCTGGGCTTATCCCAATCAAGAATAAAGACCAAGATATGGTATTGGAAGCCAAGCAGCGAGCGAATTTGGCTCAGCATCAAGCTCAGCTGGTGCACACAAATGACCCCAATATATTGATGCCATATACTATGATGACAATGAACAATAACCAAATGACGCCGGAGCAAGAGCTAGCGAAATTTACCAACCAGCTAGGTGGTAGACCGATAGATACGAGACAAGTGATCTCGCACCGAAAACATAATATTAATTATAACAGATAATTCCTACTACCGCCGTCTGCATCTTCACTTATTAGGCCAGCGATACGCTTGATAAAATCTTTATCGGACATCACTTTCCTTACTTATCGAACAACAAGTAATAATGCTTAGCCTTCTCTGGCTTGATAAGGCTGCATTTATTGTATCCAATAAGCTTTTCTGCATCCCGACTCATGAGCCAGCTCTTGCTTTCAAGAACAAGGTTGATATTCTCTTCGATTAACTTAAGCTGAGATTCTTTGTGCTCAGACACTATTTTTACAATGTCTGGATTTTTAGTGTCTTCAAACTTCATATCGTACGATTCAGATATGTTTTTGACGACTTTAGAAACGCTCTCTGATATGATATGACGAATTTTACCACTTTCAGTTAGTGGCTTGATTCTTGGTTCAGGCTTGGCCTCTTTCTTGTCCTCTTCCACAACTTCTTTGTTGCGACCGATGAGCTTCTTATGAGACTCGCTATATCTCTCCTCATCTTTTTCATAATCACCGGCAGCACAATGAGCCTCCATGTCCGCCTCTTCATAATCGCCAGCCATCATCTCAGCACCAGGACCAACCTGCTCTAAACATTCGCAATGTGATTCGCAGCAGCAGCATTGCTTACATGCACACTCATGCGGGCACCCAGGAATAGCACACATGGAATCAGCCATCTCCTGGATTGGGTTGCCCTGCTCGTCCTTATCTTCTTTTCGCCCTAATGCTGCGGCATGTGGATCCTCCTCATCGCCCTTGCCGCCTAGGGCTGCAGCATGGGGGTCCTTATCATAGTCACCCTTCTTCATGTCGTCTTCATAATCTTCATCATCGCCGCCGTCATCTTCGCCCTCATCATCACTAGCTTCGTCGCCCTCTTCGCCACCATCACCAGCTTCGCCCCCATCTTCGTCTTCATCTTCGTCTTCATCTCCTGGCGACAAGACAGATTTAAGGTCATCAAGATGTTCAGTGGTCAAATCGACCGCTTCATCTTCATCGCCGCAACAAAGCTCTTCGGCCTTGTCTGCTAATTCACTGGCGAGATCTCTGTCGCCAACCCAGTCGCCAAGTTCTAATTCCATGACTTCCTGGACTAGCTGTTTTAAAAGCTCTCTTGTAAGATGAACAACTGGGCCTTCATCTTCGCCTTCATCATGAACATCATAGTCATCAGGCGCATCATAATCCATATCGCCAGCGACATCAGAAGGGACGTCAGAAGGGACGTCAGAAGGGACGTCAGAAGGGACGTCATTCACATCGACATCGACATCTTCTGGTTCAAAATCCATCTGCTCAGCGATAAGTTTCGGATCATACCTATCCATAGTAAAATTCTCCATTTTAGCTAAAGTATCTTTGCTAAGAAAAGATCTTTATAATTTCTATATTAGGATTTTCTTCCGCTTTTCTTAGCCTGTCCCCATAAGATTGTTCTGCTACGGCAAAATATCTTATAATATTGTGCTTTCTGTCAATTACCTTCTCTATCCATTTATGAGTAAACATCTCATACATATCTTGCCTTAGCAACGATTTCATTTTCCTCTCAGCTTTTTTCTGCCCCTCTTCGTCGCCAATTTTCACAACAAATGGCTCCGATCTCATACCACGGGCTTCGGCTATAGTCACTACAGTATCCCTGATCGTAGATAACCAATTATCATCAAACTTGGTTTCTTCTTCCAATAACCTATCGATCAACTGTACAATGCTCGAGAAATCATCAATATCTGACAAATTTTCGATAACTTCATATATGGGCTTGCTTTCTGAACTGAGCAAAAACTCTTCAGCTCTATGGTAGTCTCTGGATTTTCTCTTATTGATCCACTTATGTTTAGATCCCCTTAAACTGCCCTTGCCATATGCAGTATTGTTGGGGTCGTTTTTCTTCTTTGTTACAGGCTCAGCGTCACGCCTTACAGTTGGTTCAGGCTTTTTCTTATCCTTACCAACTTTCTTGCCTCTAACTTTACGCTGTACTCTTTCTACAGGATCTACACTTGATTCTTTAATGTCTTTTGACACAGGCAACCTCCAAATTATATTTATTCGTCATCTGTAGAGTACGACTTTTCTCTATCGATATCTTCATTTAGAGGCGAATCAGTGAATTCGTCGCATCTCAGTCTTATCATTCTCAAGAACCCCGCGACTTGGGCTCTGGATTGCCCAGAATGCTTGACAAGCTTACCAATTATCCCTTCATATGGTCTGGAATCAGTTCTTACTATGTGCTTCAACGCTTCTAATATCTCAGCATGGGTATTATTGTACTTCAATATCTCGGTTGCTTCATCCAGGAACCTATTCATCTTATCGCTATCAGACCTAGTCTGACTTTCAAGGTGCTTCTTATATGCACCGGAATTCTTATAATCTCTGCCTTCTTTTTTGATATATGCCAATATCACAGTTCTTGCAACTTGTGAATTGTGTGATACTATACCATTTGCTATATATGAATGATCCTCTGAGTCAACAGATATTTCATGTACTGGACTCATCCCTTCCCTAATGCCTATAACTGGGACCAATATAGATCTGACGCCGCTCGAGATATGCTTGTCTATTATATTCTTTATAGATTTATAATCTTTATCATCAGAAAATTTAGACCAATTATGTAGCATAGTTATAGCAGTAGATAATACACATCTTGTCCTATCCGTTCGTATAACAGTCCTAATCTTATCATATCCAAGATCACCGCAGCCATATTTATTATATAATCTTCTGAATTTATCATTTAGACCATATATGTGTCTCCTCGGTTGCTTTAATTTATTTTGTTTGGCCTGCTTACGCTTAATACCAAATCCTACAGTATCATAAAATCTTTTTGAATCATCTGTCGGCAATTGCAATTGGTATGCTATACTCTTGTTAGATTTATAAGTTTTATTACCTTTTCTAAACTCATTGATTGTTCTATTATCTACACTTATTTTAGTAAGTAACCCAAGATTTAACAAAAGCATTCTCAATTGGTCTATCAATTTTACTGAGGTACTAGTAAATCCAACAGTGCCGTTGTGGGATGATGAATGACCATCACCATCAGCAATTCCCCTAATCATTGCTATGATGTTTTCCTTAGACATCCGCATCATTATTTGTGGTATTTGTTTATCACAGGCCTTGTTTCCAAATCCAAGTTTATCGACAAATTCAGAAAACCTCTTATTGCAACATATTGTAACCTGTTTTTTCGGATGGTTTACAAATTTTAACCCTAAATTGTTATTTACTAATGCATTTACAACATCACTATCAATATTATATATAGCAACTTGCGTTTTTGAACACGAACCCTCCGCCACATATAGCCCCAAAATATATGATAACTCTTCATTAAACATTTTGGGAGGATGCCAATCATCATTCCGAACGCCGCTGCAACCAGGTTTATTCTTTGTTAATTCTATATCTATATTATTGTTATCAACATAAAATTGTTGATTGTATTCAATTGCTACTAGATCGCCAATTTTAATATTCTTGGCTTTTTCCCATCCACTATCGCACATTAATGAATGTTCTGGTGTACATCCTATTTCGTAACCAAGTTCTGTCCTGATATCGATAACATTGGTCAATGGCTTAGAAATTCCAGCAATAACCTTTCTTGGGCTGCCATTCATACCAATTGTCCACATTTCCTCTCTATCATCATATCCAATTCTTCTAGAAACATTATCAATGGTATCTATACCGTTGACTCCAAATATTGTGGTTTCTGGCCTGACGCACCACAAGTTGAAGACTTTGGATTCTCCCCTATATATGATTTTGTCCGGCGCTTTACCAAATTTCTCACATTTTTTGTTAGGGCATTTGAGTTTTTTCTTGGCCACATCCTCTGGCGTCAGAATACCATATTCGATTGGGCCAGGGACATACAAGCACGAATCCTGAGGCCTATTCATATCATGGCAATATGCACAGTAGGGACGGGCCTTATATTTATATAGCGTCTTTTCTATCTGAACCCATGCAGTCTGAAACAAATCGCCAAATGTCGACTCTTCATGGCCAGGATATATTCTGTGCAGATTATGAGCTCTAATGATTTGCCTAATTAATTCTTCGGCATGCTCCATAACCCCATCACGCATTTTTACATCCGTGCATCCAGTCCATACATATCTGACCAGAAGATCCTCAACTTTATTGTTGTCAAAATAAAGTTGACGGATATTTTGGGTAGGTATATTTATTACTTCAGGTACTTTTAATTTACCCATAGCATCCCGCGTAAAATGAGTAACTCTATAATTATTTACTCACTTCACAAATAGAGAAAAACACTCTGGGTAATATTTTTACTAAGAATTACTTCTTTTTAGGAATCCTAAACCTAGATTTGATGAACTTCTTGGCCTCTAGAACAACATGTGGGAATATTACTTTGGCAGGATATCCCATATTGACTATTGCCTTCAAACGACCCCTAGAATGTTCATATAAATAATAATTACACAAAAAGTAAAAGTCATAAATCTCAGAAAATCCACGTTTGTTCTGCCTAACAGCCCTACCAACTTTTTGATCAAAGTCAGACCATAGTCGCCCGCCGGTAGCGATAATTAATGATTCGCACCCACCATTAAGATCAAGGCCGCGTTTTACAATTTTACCGCCGATCAAGACTTTTATATCTCTATTCTCGAACCCCTCTATAATCTTTCTGCGTTTTGTTTTGCTAGTCTTACCATATATAAATTTAGATCCAGGAATCAATTCTTCCAACGCTTTGCCGAGATTTATCTTTTCGACCAATATCAGCACACCATGATCGTCAGACTCATTGGACTTCATAATCGCAAGCTTCGACACTAATTTATGAAATTTCTCATTCTCGACTATATGATCATTTTCTGCTATATCATATGCAGCTTTGTTATGTTTCTGAGATGGGTCACCGAAAGCCATAGCAGTGTATGTTACTGGGATAATCCTATTTATAGCTTCAAGCTCGGCCCTAGATGCCCTAGCGATAATAGAGCCTAAATTCTCCTTCATATTGAGATTTTCTACCGGCTTTGCAGGGTCCTCACAGGTCCCGGAAAAACCATACCTGCGACGGCCTTTATACCAATATCTGAACAGCTTTCTATAATTGCGAGTAGTTGCTTTATCGCATTCATCTACCATCAAAAGATCACACTTCTTAATTATTTCTCTCAACGTTCTAGCATTCTTTCTCCTAGTTTTATATCCTTTCATCTTTGCTTCATAACTTTGGGGTGTATCTTTTTTTAATTTCTTTGGAGGATTGGATGGAATTATGATAGATTGAATAGATCCAACAATGACCTGCTGATCATTTGGTCTCTTACCACAACAGAACAAGCCAACTTCCTCTACAACATCTCTGAGTTCTAGCCTCTTCTTTATTTGTTCAATTACAACTATCTGTTCAGCTATAATAACAGTCGGACAGTTATACATTTTAGCAATAACAGCTATTATCTCGCTTTTGCCGCCGCCTGTTGGAACACTTACCAATCCACATTCAGCTCTACAACATGCCTTTGCAGCCCGCAATTGATGAGGATCTAAGACAATCCCAGGCAATATGTCGTCTTTGATCGATTCTGGATCTGGTGCCGGGTACTTAGGAGGCGGCCTATCATCTTTTATATTAAGCGGCAGCCCATGCTTTTTACAAACAGATATCAATTCACCGAGCAGTGCTCTGCTCATAGTTTGAGTTTTATATCTGTACTTGCGTATCCAACCGTCGAAGTTGCCCATTTCAGTATCAATATATATACTTCTTGGATGCTTGATACTGAATTCTTTAATTATTACATCTTCTTCAGGTTGAGTAATTTGCTCAAACTTTAGCGTCTGATTGTTCAGTATTCTGACTAGCATTCTCTACCTTTAGCGTACCATCAGGCCATACAATATATATCGGAATTTTTCTGTGTCTTGCGAACCTAATGGTAGCCCAAGTTCCCGACGACCTAAAATGTTCTTTCATATCTTTTGGCGTAGCTATCAAAATATCGCTGCTATTGACTATATCTCTGTTTCTTACAAGATACGGTCTCCCAGAATAAACAATACCTCCCTCACAAAACGCCCTTTTAGATTCGTTTTTAGGTGGATGAATATGGATAACATTTTCATCTAACATCTCGTGGAAGTCAGAATCAGCTCCAACACAATCTCCATGGTGAGCTTCTTCTATATCGAAATCCTTTAGAATTTCAGATACTTTGCTCTTCTGCTCATCCGTCATCCCTTCACGTGTTCCAGTGAATCCTATCTTCATTTTATACTCCTTGGTAGATCCAATCATTGCCCATCATGGCTCTGACTCTAGCTTTTAGTCGTGCTGGTTTTTCGACTTTTCTTCTTGCTTTGATTAATTCAACAGCGTCGGGCAGTAATTTTCTATCGTCCTTGTCTATTTTGCGCATAGCCGCATTACATGTCTTTGAAATAGACAAGTATACTGTCGATATACTACCATCCATGTGCCACATGACAATATTAGGCAATGCTTCATCACTTGCCGATGATATCATTCTGTCGATAGGATTATCAAGCGATTCAACAAATTTCCTGCTAGCCACAATCCTATCGATTATATTGTCTTGCGCTTTATCTTCTGCTTCCAACAACTTGCATCCAACTTCCAATAGATTGTCGGATGCCAATATAGCCATGCCCTTTCTTCTAAGGTGCCCTTTCTTCTTAGCTTCCAAAGCCATCGCAACAGCAATTTTAAATATACTATTGCTACTTAAGCCCATTTCGGTCACTTGTTCATGGAAACGCTTAAGATATCTCCACTTGTAGGTTGTTTTTGGATCAGTATTAGGCGGAAATGAAACAGGATGGCCAACAGAAGCGAAGGCATCACTACAGTATTTGAAGGTCGCCCAAATTTTATCATCTGGAGTAGACATGGCTAAGAAAAGTAGCACAAAATCTAATAATACAGAAATTAATGAAGAACAACTAAAAGAAAAACACGACGAGCTATATAAGTTGTGGTACGAAGAAATAAGCAAGAAATGCGAAGAAAGGGATATCCCTACCGCTATGATGATAGTGGTTGACCCTGAATTGCCGCACACTCCAATAATATATGAATGCGGACACGATTACGATAAAGCCAGAATCGCCATACAACTAGCTAAATACGCGAAATCCAATTTAATGCACAGCGATGGCCTAAGAGTACTATAATTATTGTCTTTCCGGTACGCGTTACGATGCCGTGGGCGGCATCGGTTGGATTAAGAAAATAATTACGTCGGTCTTCTTTCAAAGAAGAACTTGAGCTGACGATCTCCGAGTCTTATGATTTCGTTCCTGCCAATCCCCTGCTGGACGACATTTATTTTCCATCCTAGGCTATTACCGGCTAATGATTGATACCAGAATGCACTGGGAGTGCTTTCTGATGGAGTGAATGTAAATGATCCAGAATCAGTGGGATACCCATCTGTGCTGCTTTCAACACCATCAGTTATTATAGCGTCTGGGTCTTGGCCTACATTGCTAGTAGTCAAATAGAATGGTTGACCATCGGCATCGACATTAAATGTATATTCAACGCCGATCTCAAGATTTAACTCTTTGCCTTCTATCCCATTTATTTTGTATCCAGCATTATCGCCATTGCCAAATTCAGGATGTGTTACAGTCTTGGTTTGGACCTCAACATTAAGCACTCTCTGTTCGCCCAACCTATCAACCGGAAGAATGTTATCAGATGGCTTGATTATGTCAACGTAAGAAACACCATCTACACTCTGGATCGCATCGCACAAGCGAGATACATAAAATGGATCACCCAAGTCGAAATTGTTGATGTCGAAGAAGTTATCTATGGCGTCATTGACTGCTTGCTTTACAACAGTAGGATCTGCTCTTCTGTTGATTATTACCTGCATTTCTAAATCTACATTCTTTATAATAGCATCAAGAACAACGACATGGTCTGTCAACATATTCAGATCGGTAATAAATGTGTCCACTGCCTTTTTTAAACCGACACTAGGCGTAGTTATCGCTCCATCTGTGCCCTCTGCCAGAATATGCAATTCCACTCTATTGGAATTTAGTCCCGTTCTTATTGTAGCAAGAGATTTACTTACTGACCCAAATGTCGGGTGGCTAAACGAATTAACCAACTGTGCGTAGTCTTCGGCAGCCACCGCGACATTTCTAGTAGCAAAATCCCTCGGTGCTCTTCTCTTAGCCTCGTCTATCGATTCCTGATCATCGCCACCAGAGCTGCCACTTATGTTTCTAAACCTGACGTCTATAGTAGCAGTAAATGGAAATTCAGGAGTAATCGGCCTGGTTTCGTCTATAACACCAGCACCAATCCTGCCTCTTCTGCCGCCGCCAGTGCGGTATTCCACTTCTATTGTAGCACCATTCTCTGGGATCGCACCAGTAACATTGTTCCCAAATACTATCTGCAATTCACCTTCAAAGAATCTGGCTTCGAAAACTTCATCAGTAGGGTTGGCTTGCTCTATGAACTCAATCCTATCCCATTGATTGCTAGACCCAGCACCAGAAACCGTTACTCTCACTGGACTCTCAAGTATAGAGTCATCAAGTATAGATATCCTCTGATCGGATATGCCTTCGCTTATACTCGTTTGGCTCTTTGTCCTACCTTCTATTCCAAACGCTATTATTCCACGTTTACCAGCTGGAATTATTATATCTGACGTAAAATCATCAGGCGATCTGAACACTTCATATGTAATATTGTCACCATCACCACCAGAAATCTGGAAAGATAATCCAGGCGGAACCCTGACATCAGATCCCAACCTATTAGGAATCGATAACTCTATGTCAGTTACGGCAGGAGATGCTCTGCGTATCTTCTGAGATATCAATGCAAGATGGTTTACGACAGCATTCTCAGTATTGGCTGTCGGCAAAAACGCTTCGTTTGCTAAAACATCAGCCCTCAAACTTAGAACTGCCGTAATATATGACAGCAATTCAACGAGCATTATAATGCCATTATTGGCAACAAAATCATTAAAATCATCAGGGAAGTAGGTCCTGATGTACTCAATCAATGCTCTTCTAGCAGTAGTGAATTCAAGGGCACTAAAATCAAGCCTACGCAAGTCAGCTGGAGGCAGCAAAACACCAAACTGCTCTGGGTCAACGGGCAACTGGAACAGCGTTTCTCTAACTTGGTTTTGGCCTTCGTTAGAGAAAAACGACGTCCTCGTTTGTCCACCGAATTGATTCACCATTATGAAACATCTCCAACTCTTAATGGTATGCTGGTCTCAAATTCAAACAGGCTATTCGGCCTCTCCAATACAATCCCAGACACCGTTATTCTTAACGTGTTATTATCGGCATCCAATGCAACATTGGCTGTAGCACTTACTCTCGGTTCAAACGTCCTTATCTTATTATTGACATCTTTTTCAATATCTCTCAAAGTCACACTGTCTATTGGTTCAAACAGCGATTCTTTTATTATCGTCCCAAAATCTGGCCTCATCACTCTTTCGCCAGGAGATGTCAATAACAATTGCAATAAGTCATTTTTAATGAGTCGTTCACCAGATTGTCTGGATAATATGTTCTGTTGCCCACCAAAAATCGGTGGATTAAATCCTCTATAATCGATAAGAAGTTTATCAATCATTTGACGATCTCCGTTATCGAATTAAGTTCATCTCTCTTTGTAACGAGATCATCTGGTATGGCGTTTATCTCATCTATAGCTGTTTGTCTTCTTTCACCGTTAACAACCAATCTGCTATTCAATTTCTGAACAGCATCAAGTATATCGTCATTGTCCTGTCCCGCATCTATAACAACACTAAAGGCAGACAGCAACCTAGTTATCTCATTCTCTTCTTTTTTGAGATCCGATATTTCAGTTTGAAGTTCTTTATATCTCTCTTGCAAACCAGCTATACTATCTAGGATCACTTGTTGGGCGGAAAGAGCAGCATCAAATATTGATTCATCTTGATCTCTAGTGATCCCGAAGCTTTCATAATTTGGATAATTATTGTTGTGCTTCGTCTCAATCTCATCGCCAACAAACTTCGGATTTATATCCGTATCATCTTCCTCAGTAAATTCTAAAACTTCACCAGTCACAAACGGTTTCCTGCCATCACCCAGTATATCAGATTGACTAACTTTAGTTGTAAATATTAACTCGCCCGCTGCTCTAACTCTATCATTTATAGAATGGATTTTAGGGATTGATATTCTTTCTTGACCCACTGTTACTATTGAAAAATCAAGGTCTGGCCTAGGAGGTATCTCATTGCTGATTGTAAATATAACACTGGCATCATCCACCTCACTTTTGGGCAGAAGTTCCAGAAATTCTCCAGTAGGTCTGCTTACAATCATCTCTTCCTATATTTGGCTATCCAGGATATCTATCGTCTGGTTCAGTCTTAGACGGCAGAGGTGTAGTAGGTATCGACACAGCTGGCGACGGTGTGCCGGATGGGGAGCCAGGCGTGCCGCCATCGCCCTGCTTGATTTGCGGGAATATGCCCAAAATATTGTTACCTCTTATGTCACCAGATGCATCAAATGCATCAGAGAATGAGAATTGCCCAGTTGGGGTCTGCATATTGATACCAAGACCAGCTTTAAGATTTATACTTAATGCAGCATCTAGATTGATATTGGCCGAACTCTTTATTTCCGTGTCGCCAGAGCAGAATATTTGAATCTTCCCAAGATTGTTTCTTACGACAATCTGATTTTGCTGGTCATCTATCCAAACCGCCATGTCAGAGCCGCTTTTGGCTCTCCATATACCAACGCCAACCTCCTGACTAAACCATATTCCACGACTTTCAATATCAATCAGTTCTAACCAAGCAGAGCCAGATGGTCCGTCTCTCATCTCAAGACCAGCATGCTCGCCAGACGATGATGAAGTTCTGGGGAAGAACGGGTTCTCACCCTGCCCGGCCCTGGTTTTAAGTCTTATTGTTTCAAGCTCATGATCTATTATGAGGTGATGTGCTTCTTCATGTGGAGATAGATCGAATGCCGATTGAGTAAGAAATTCATTATTTCTCAATCTTTCCCACTGCGTTGGAAGATTTCTCAATCCAGGAGCTATTACAATAGCTTCCCTATCATCGGTCATCTCAATAGCAGATCCAAGAGGTGTTCCCCATGTCGTGCTATTTCTCTCAGGTCTTTCATCAAACTGCCAATAAAATCCCTTAGGATCGCCAGACAATGCCCCATACGCCGCACCAGCTCCAGGCGTCGCTCTGCCCTTTAATAAAACACCTATGCCTATCTCTTCATTTGTGAGATCTTCTGCATGTGCTCTAGTCACATTGCTTGTACGATCATCTATTGCTATTTTAATGCCGCTTCTGGTTACGAATCTAAGAAATCTAGCGTCATTCCCAAACGATTTTTCATTATCTAGATCGCCAGCATTCCTGGCTTCATCTAAAAGGAGCCTGCTAACATATTCGTCATTTATAGGATCAAAGCCAATATCAGATGCCTGTATTAAATGACCACCTTTAGTTCTAAGCTTTACCCACCTCTCATCCAAATCAGAGTCTGATATGTCAGACGCCGGGCCAAATTCACCATCTCTCGTTCTGTTCCACCCTACATCTCTAAATTCAAGCTTATGGCCTAGCCGACTCATAAGCATCAAACGGCGCTGGTCTTTACCAGAAGGAGCATCTTCATTGATAAGCTTCTGGATATATAGCCATCTATCTACTTCAAATTGCGCATCTTGATCAAAATCTCCAGTAAATTCACCTTGGTCCCCATCTCTTTTCCACAAATAACCAATGTCGGATTGTATCATCATATGCCCATACTTGGACATTCTGAGCATATACTTAGTATCCGGATCGTTTACTTTAGGTCTTGCTTCATTGGATTCAAAATTAATGCTCTTCTTAGCCTGTTGCATCAAATTTGAAGTAAAAGCGTCAACGCCAGGCGGGGGCGGAGCATCCCTATGCTCAGCCGGGAAAAATCCTACGGCATTGTGTACATCTAAATTACCATATCTATCTTGCCATCCATGAGACATCGGGCGATTATCTCTTGGCATGTAGTCTGGATCAAAATCAACAGGTCTTCTGTTTTGTGGAACAGGATTACCACGCGGATCTACAGGGATCGGTGTGGGGCCATATATAGAAGGTAATGTATAGAACCTACGCCTAGTTGGGTCGCAAAATCCAGTATATACTGGCGCATATGCATGTTGCTTCTCAAATTCTATCCATACATAATCGCCTATGCAAGGATATGACCACCTGCCGCATCCTTTTGTGCCAAAATCAGTTGCAGGCACTGCCCACGGAGCATCCGACGGATTCACATTGGCATCATGAAGCTCAGGGCATAGAAACTTTATTCTATGCACGCGCAGTGGGTCGTTCGTCTCTACAACAAGTGCACGATACTTGCCTTGAAACCTAAAATGCAAGGGCTTATTTCGTGTCTCGAAAAAGCCTTGCCACATTTTGTCTAAAACATCTGTCATAATTCTGACAATAGAGACGATACAACAGGTACTTTTATTGTAATCCCAGCCGGAGGCCAATTTAAGGGATCTCTAACATTATTATACGCAATTATAGCCCAAAACAATTTGGGGGTCCCATATACTACCTCTGAAACTTCATCGGCTCTTCCAGCCAAATTATTAGGGACAGTGAACAAATCAAATGGCAAATCTTTTATGAAGTCTTCCCAAAGCCCAAACGTTCTGACACCATCAATACGAATTAGTTCAGTTTGCCTAAACCTTGAATCTGCGAATCTTACTATATTAGCCATATCAGAACCAATCTACTAATGTACCATTTCTAAGAGATGGCATGTTTCTAATAAACGGATTATTTACACTGATCAATTTTTGCGCTTTATTGGCTTGTTCAGCATCGAGTTCAGCACCTACACTTTCAGCTCTAGAACTAGCCGCCTCAGGATCCATATCAGTATAAAATTTCAGAGTGACGGATATATCAGTTCTGAGTGGATATACTTTGCGAGAAAAATTGCTACCAACTTGCAGTTTATCTCTAGTTACACTTCTGGTAGCATTGTCCAATGTCGCAGTAAAAGTTGTAGTCCCATCTGAATTCGATTTGCTCGTAGTCGAAATATCATCTAATTTTGCAGACCCATCAAAACCGCGTAAGACTGAATTCTCGAATGCACTTTCTTTCGAATCTGTAACATTTCTCACATTTGCAGGTACTAAATTTCCATTTGCATCTCTGACATGAGTGATCCCACCATTGCCTATTTTAAACTGAGGTATTGTTTGGGTTGCTCTGATCTCAACATCTTCTTGGACTGTCTCAGAAACTATTCTAGGCAGTCCATTCTCGTCTAAAACAATAACTTCTCTATCAAAGACAGAGTCTGATATTAGTGTGTCGCTATGTGACACGCTAACGTTTTCTAATCTAAATGACCACTCTTCCTGATTATTGTTTGGGCCAACAATATTGTATGCGTAAAATCTTACAACCAAAGCAGATGCTACAGTGTTATAAAAATATCCCCTAATGGCTTTAACTATATTGGCAACTGTCTCAACATCCCATCTGACCCTCGTCTTGTCGCCATCAGCAGAAGTAAGCATAGCTCCTTGAGTGCCAACTCTATACTTAAATGGCGACATCTGACTAGTTATTATGTAAGACCATTGCATAGTAATGGTTCTAGGAGAACCACCCATAAATAGAGGAAGCGGTTCTGCTTGAAACAAATTAAACTCTTTCCAATTTCCGCCTTTGCTATCAGTCTTTATGATAGGCGGAAACTGAAACGGCACATCATAATAGATATTGCCCCTATTTTTCGGTATGACCTGTACCTGTATAGGAACGCCAGATCTAGTTTTAACATTTCTAGTGGCCTGCTGCCCACCAGACTGCTGGATCACAAATTGCATTCTGACATTTCTTGGGTCAAGAATATCTCTATCAGCACCTATCAGATAATTTGAGTTATATGCTGTCATTATGGTGACATACCCCAATGCGAAGCGAATCTAGAAATTCCTCCAGAGGCAGCAGATTCGTTCTCGGCAATTATCGGTAGATATTCTATCAAAGCTGCTCTGACTTCTTCAATATTTTTGCCA